TGAAGTGGTTCAAGGCGTTACTTGGGTTGGCACCGAAGGACTTAGCACCCTGTACGCACCACACGAACCGGCGTTGTCCTGTCGAGGGGCTGATGACAGAGTCGATCACCTTGAGGTGAGGTTTGGTCCACAGTGAGGCAGTGGCTTGGATCATGTTGTCGTGGTTTGAGGCCATGTTCAGTTCTCCGGTTGTTATGTGTTCATTATCGGTCAGTCAGACCCAATGTACATTAGGACAAACCCTTAGTCATCTACGCAAATCTTCTCGATCTTCGCCAGCTCGATCTGCTTGTCAGCCATGCGTTCAATGTGGCCGTAGTGCATACCCACCACTCCGATAGTTGTCGCACAGGCGGTAATGAGGGTGATTACAGCAATCATTACTTTGTCAAGTGTGTCGAATGTGCTCATGATGTCAGACTCCCTGAAAGTGAAAACGTGACTTTTTACTGACTACTTTTGTCATGGTCATTTCTTTGTCACCCACTTTAATGCTCCACAGTGAAGGATTCACCAGAGTCAGTGTGATTCGGTCAGCAGATGTACAATAGAACTCAGCAATTAGCTTTTTCATATTGTCCAGTGTCGGAGAGGTACCTAATAGCTTACTCTTCATGATGTCAGACTCCCAGGAAACGCAGAACACGGGCAATCAGCGATGGTTTAGCACGGTTACGCTTCGGTGCTGGGTCCATCCACGATGCTTTCTCGATTACTTTGCACTTCTCCACCAGGGTCAGGTTGGCTGTGTACTCGCTGCGATCACAGTAGTCTTTGCACCAGTCTTCGGCAGATTTGGTTGAGTTAGTGTTGAGGTTCATGTTCAGATCTCCTGTTGCGATGTGTTTATTATAGTACCCACTGGGTTACTTGCATAGTGAGGATTTCACACAATCTGTCCGAAGTGTTGATCTTGGCTCTTGTAGAAACCTGAGGCTGTCAAAGCACTTAGGTGACCTGCGAACTCACGCGGTGTCACTTCCGTGCTGATATCGGCGTATGCGTTGTCGAGGTACACCATGTTGCCACCCTCGATGTTGTTCAACAGTGCCAGCTTGACCATCAGAGCTTTGTTGCCGGTCTTCTTGGCGATTTGCAGGCAGTGTGTTTTGGTGTTCATGATGTGCTTTCAAAGTGGTTGTGTCGATGTGTGTATCTTCGGTCAGTCAGACCCAATGTGCATTAGGACAAACCCTAGGTTGTGTACTAGTTCACGATACCCATCCGCAACAAGGCTTTGAACGCATCCTGAGCATCTACAGCAGCCTCACGGGTAGGGTAGCTGCCTAGACATCGGATCTTGTCTCCAACACGCACACGGGCCTGATACCAGTGCTTGTGAAGCTCTAATTTGACTAGGTTCTCCGGTGCAATGTCCTGAGACTTCTTCTCTTCGTACCCATCACGGGTGTAGACGTAAGTAAACGGAAGCTCATGGAACATGTCCCTCATTCTGACGTGCTCATCACCCACAGGTTGATTGATTTCAATCCTCCAGATGTTGCCCTTGTGCTTGTCCAAAGCATCGGTTGTCTTCTCAAGTCGCTGAATTCGTATGCCCATTAAATGCAGCATTCTCCTGAATGTCTTTTCATTAACATCTTTCCTGATGTTGATGATCAGCTTGTTCATGCCAGCCCCATCTTCCTAAGAGCTTTGAACGCATTCTGGGCCTCTTGCTGCTCTTCGCGAGTTGAGTAGCTACCTAGGCTTATGGTCTTGCCGTTTACACGCACTTGGGCTTGATAGGGGCGTCTGGTGGTTGTTTTGATTTCGAGGTTGTTCAGTCGATAGTTGGATTTGTCACCATCTTTGAACTTGATCTTGTGTGGCTTGACTTTGTGCTTGAGGTACCAGGCGATTTGGTGAGCATACCAGCGATCACCGTTGAACGTGATGTACAACCGACCATCGAGCAGTTTGCGCCACTTCACAGGGTCGAGGTGGATTCCACCATCAGAGTACCCGTCTCGGTACATCTCGAACCGTCGGCCGATTAGACCGTCTTCAGTGAAGTCGTACATTGTCTCGATTGAGTGGCCCACCTCGACATTGCTGATATGAGATGTTGTGTGCTTGGTTGGTCGATTGTGGAATCGGCGGTTTCCTTCGTACACCATGAGTGCCCTTTCTTTGTTTAGGTGCTTAGATCCTAACAGGGAGAGCTTTATCTGTCAATCATAGTCATTCTTTAGGACAACCAGGATTCACTGGAATTAGGTATTCGTGTGTTTGCAATCGAAATATAAAAATAGGCTATTTTATATATTGGTGCAGAGTGAATCCTGGCCGTTCTCAACTATGACGTATGATCAATCCCACGTTATGATCTCAAATACTGACACTTTTGGTCACCTTGTGATACATAGTGACAAGAAATGTCATATCATAATGTGAGAGTGACACTTTTGGTCACATGACTCTCAAACCAAAAAGGTCCAATGCTCAGTTGGAAAACGTGTGATATCGAGTATCGAAACCTGTCGATCCTAAGTTAGTGAGTACTCATGGGGGGTGTGACAATTATGGTCACATTGTTTTGACGGACACTTTTAGTCAGTAGGGGGTGGGTAGGGCCGAGGTCCCCTGCTTCTTGGGTTTGGCTGGACCCGTACAAAAATTTTGCTGTAGAATTTTTGAGACTTGTTACCACAAGAACCAAAGGAATCACATGACACCTTACGGCAACGCGGAAGGCTCATCTATTAGGGCCTATCGCATCACGGACGAGGGGATCGACATCCTCTTCAAAAACGGTCAAGTGTATTCATACACTGAAGGCTACAATGATGATGTTGTCATCGGCATAATGCGAGAACTCGCACAATCAGGAAGCGGCCTAAACAGTTTCATCAATCGCGAAAAGCCAGTGTTTTCATAGACCCCTACGACGCGAGTTGATATGTTTGGTCACACACAAGCTTAAATATGACGTAAACTGTCACTATGCAGGAAGAGTCACAAGAGCAATTCGTATGGCCTCAGCAGCTAATCAAGCATGCTGTCCCATCACCCCTGCCTGAGTGGTTGACCGCTCCTGCTGTACCTGCTCAGCCGTCCCCTAACAGATACCTACTCGCGGAGATAAACCACGAGATCTACAACAATATGTTAGAGCATGTGTTGGACAAGCTCAGTGAAGGTCAGTCTATAGGATCGATCCTGAGGGCTTGTAATCGAGGCAAAGAACTGGGTCAGTTCATCCGCTGGATGATGAAGGACCAGAAGCGTAAAGCCAGGTACGAAGAAGCGCTGATGTTTGGTGCTGAGGTGATGAAAGCCCAACTCGTCGACATTGCTGATGGGATCAGCGAAGACGGTAGCGAAGTCCCAGAAGATATTCAACGCTCGAAGCTGCGGATCGATACCCGGTTGAAAACCATGGGGTTCGATAACAAGAAGAAGTACGGGGATACTAAAACGATAGAAATTAACCAGAACATCAGCATCACTGACGCACTGGCTCAGGCTAGGCAACGGGTAGCTGACGTGATCGATGCTGAGGTTTGTTTACCTAAGTTGGAGAATGATGATGAGTGACGTTAAAACAGAAATTACCTATACCAAATCACTGAGTGCCGAGAAGGCAATGTGGATTGAGAAAGCACCTAAAGCATTCTCTACAGCACACCGATCATTCGGTCATGGTAGTTCTCCCGAATCCCATCTGCGGTATGTAGCAAAGTTAATGCTTTCGGTTTTTGACGCTAAAGTTGGTGAATTGACTTACGATGTAGAAAACGACCGAATGGTGGTCTGGGTTGAGTAATGCAGAAACTAAGGTATACCCCTGAGGAAGAACAGTCGCTGATGGCGCAGCTTTGGTCGCCTATGATCACAGACGACCCGGAAGCGTTTGTATTGTTCTCGTTCCCCTGGGGTCAGAAGAACACACCTCTGGAGAAGTTCAAAGGACCGCGTAAGTGGCAGACCAAGACCCTGCGTAAGATCCGTGACCATATCCGCAAAAACAACGGTCAACTTGACGACACATTCTACCAGGCGTTATCCCTCGCGCTAGCCTCGGGACGGGGGATCGGTAAGTCAGCCCTGGTGTCCTGGCTCATCCTGTGGATGCTCACAACTAAGATCGGTAGCACCGTAATCGTCTCAGCGAACACCGAGAACCAGTTGCGTGCGGTTACCTGGGGTGAGCTAACTAAGTGGGTAGCCATGAGCATCAACGCTCACTGGTGGGAGCCCTCGGCTACTAAGCTAGTACCCGCTCAGTGGTTGACAGAACTAGTCGAGCGGGACCTCAAGAAGGGTACTCGTTACTGGGCTGCTGAGGGGAAGCTCTGGAGTGAGGAGAACCCAGACGGTTATGCTGGGGTGCACAACCATGACGGCATGATGGTGATCTTCGACGAGGCCTCGGGTATTCCTGACAGTATCTGGTCAGTTGCTGAGGGGTTCTTTACCGAGCCGATCATGCACAGGTACTGGTTTGCGTTCAGTAACCCACGTCGTAACTCGGGCACATTCTATGAGTGTTTCCACGCTCTACGGGACTACTGGGACACCGAGCAGATCGACGCTCGCCAAGTCGAGGGGACAGACCCCAAGACCTATCAGAAGATTATCGACAAGTACGGTCCTGACAGTCGTCAAGCACGAGTCGAGGTCTACGGTGAGTTCCCACTAGATGGTGATGACCAGTTTATATCCCCGAGTATGGTAGACCAGGCCATGGAGCGCCCTGCCCATGACGATGACAGCGCCCCTATTATCATCGGGGTAGACCCGTCAGGTAACGGCTCGGACAAAGCCGTAATCGTAGTGCGTAAAGGACACGATCTCATTCGCATTAAGCGGGTGGACATGGGACGCACAGAGAAGAACACCATGATGCTGGTAGGTCAGGTCATCGACTTCATCGAGGAGTACAAGCCTACCTTGACCGTTATTGACCAGGGCGGCTTGGGCTTCCCTCTTTTGAACAGATTGAACGAGCAGAAGTATAAGGTTCGGGGTGTCGACTTCGGATGGTCATCGAAATACCCAAAGCAGTATGTGAATAAAAGGGCTGAGATGTGGGGAATGATGCGAGATTGGCTTGCTGATGCCCATTTACCCGATGACAAGTCTCTGAAGCAGGATTTGACAGGTCCAAATGAGGAGTTTGACTCCAGTGGGGCCATTCAGGTCGAATCTAAGAAGAAAATGAAGTCTAGAGGGCTTGCTTCTCCCGATTCCGCTGATGCTTTGGCGGTAACTTTTGCGTTTCCGGTAGCCACACGACAAAATAAGGCAGATAATGGTGACAAGAAACGTCATGTCGGATATAGTTCGGCAGGGGTGACCACTTCCTGGATGGGGATTTGACCTGATGGACAACGAGAAGAAAGAAACCAAGGCGCATGAACAGTCGGAAGTACTTTCGACGATGCGGAATCGCCTCAATATCGCCATGGGTGCGTTTTCCGACAGTCGGGAAGATGAATTAGACGATTTGAGATTTGCTGCTGGTAGTCCTGACAATAACTGGCAGTGGCCTGCCGATGTCTTGGCAACTCGTGGTGCTGTACAGGGTCAGACGATTAACGCCCGTCCTACCTTGACGATCAACAAGCTCCCACAGCACATCAAGCAGGTGACAAATGATCAGAGACAGAATCGCCCGGCTGGTAAAGTCATTCCTGCAGATGATAAAGGTGACATCGAAATCGCCGAAATCTTCAACGGAATGGTGCGACACATCGAATATATATCTGACGCCGATGTCGCTTACGATACTGCGTGTGAAAACCAAGTCACCTACGGAGAAGGGTACATTCGAATCCTCACCGACTACTGCGACCCGGATTCATTCGACCAAGACCTCCGAATCGGACGAGTAAGGAACAGTTTCTCGGTCTACATGGACCCAATGATTCAAGATCCGTGCGGATCTGATGCGAATTGGTGCTTCATTACCGAAGACATGACCAAGGAAGAGTATGAGCGGCAGTTCCCTGACGCTATGCCTGTTTCGACCCTGCTGTCACTTGGTATCGGCGATCAGTCAGTATCTCAGTGGTTGGGTCAAGACACAATCCGAATTGCTGAGTACTTCTGGGTTGACAAGGTCACCAAGACCCTGAACCTCTACCCTGGGAACATTACCGCATTTGAGGGTACCCCTGAAGACAAGGGACTCAAATCCCACTTCGGTAAGCCTAAAAAGAGCCGTATTTCCGAAATTCGCACCGTCAAATGGGCTAAAACCAACGGTTACGAGTTCATGGAGGAGCGCGACTGGGTAGGTAAGTACATCCCTGTAATTCGCGTGATTGGTAATGAGTTCGAAGTCGAAGGGCGTGTTTACATCTCTGGTCTGGTGCGTAACGCCAAGGATGCTCAGCGGATGTACAACTATTGGGCTAGTCAAGAGGCTGAGATGCTGGCGCTGGCACCCAAAGCTCCGTTCATCGGCTACGGTGGTCAGTTCGAGGGGTATGAGCAGCAGTGGAAGACTGCCAACACCACAAATTGGCCTTACCTTGAGGTTAATCCGGACGCTACAGATGGCGAGGGTCGTGTGCTACCTCTTCCTCAGCGTCAAATGCCACCGCAAGCTCAGATGGGACTTATCCATGCAAAACAAGGTGCTGCTGAAGACATTAAGGGGGCGACAGGTCAGTATAACGCTAGTATTGGGGAGGGCGGAAATGAGCGCTCGGCCAAGGCTATTTATGCTCGCCAGAAGGAGGGCGATACCGGCACGTACCACTATGTCGACAACTTGGCACGCGCTGTGCGATACGTCACTCGCCAATTAGTGGACTGCATCCCTAAGATTTACGACACGCAGCGGATTGCGCGTATCGTCGGCGAAGATGGTGAAACAGACATGGTGGAGATTAATCCTGACCAGGAGGAGTCTGTCAGGGAGATTCGTGATCCCCAGAACCCCGAGATTCTCATCAAGAAAATCTATAACCTGGGTGTGGGTAAGTACGATGTGTGTGTAACCACTGGTCCTGGGTATGCTACCAAGCGCCAAGAAGCACTCGAAGCGATGGGTCAACTTTTACAGGGTAATCCGGAGTTGTGGAAAGTGGCGGGTGACCTGTTCGTCAAGCATATGGACTGGCCAGGTGCTCAGGAGTTGTCTAAACGACTCGTCAAAACCATTGATCCTAAACTCTTGGACAACAAAGACCCTGCGTTGCAAGCCGCGCAGCAGCAGATTCAAGCAATGGGTCAAGAGATGGAGCAAATGCACCAGATGCTTCAGAATATCGACAAATCGATGGAAGCCCGTGATCTGGCAATTAAAGAGTTTGAAGCCAAGATTAAAGCATTCGATGCGGAGACTAAGCGCATCACAGCAACTCAGGCCGGTATGTCACCTGAGCAGATCCAAGACATTGTGATGGGAACAGTAGACGCGGCAATTCAGACTGGTGACATTAGCGCAGGTATGCCACAACTAGAACAAACCCCTGACCCAATGCAGCAAATGCCACAAGATTTGCCACCTCAGTAATTAACTGATACTATACGATTAGAGGAAAGAATATGGAACTTCTCAATCCCATGATTGACGCCAGTTATCCGGCACGTACCGCAGCGTATACCGGAACTGCAGGGTCGACTGCAACGTGGCCTGATGGTCCCCAGGGTGTGGTTATCTGGTCCGACCAGCCTTGTTATGTGATAGTAGGAGAAGGTGTCACTGCTACTACCTCGAATGCGACACCAATTCCACCATTTACCCCGATTCCTTTTGTAGTACCTCACGGTACCGGTGCACCATGGCGTGTTAGTGCCATTCAAGTTAGCACGGGCGGTACCATTTACTGTAAACCGATCAATATCCGATGAGCTTCGGAGTAAATCCCAACACATCTCCTGCCTTAGGGTTAGGTGGGTTGATGTCGTTCATATCAGGAGCCAACATGGCAAGTTTTATCGGCACTTCGACATGGGCTGCACGTCCATCCTCGGCAAATACAGGGGACATTATTCTCATTTCTGATGTGGGAACTACTCCTGGCTCATACATGACATGGACGGGTACTGTATGGCGCCCAATTGCACCCGTTGTGTTCTACAATCAGTTCAATGAAGTAACTAAGACTGATGCGAATACTTCATATCAGACGATTGCTACGTTCACTATCCCCGCGGGACTGATGTCACCAGGGATGTCTCTGCAGGGATGGATTATTGTATCTGGTCCAGGTAACCGAGACGTCCGTGCCACATGGGGTGGTGTTACTCTGCTGGGTCAAGTAATTCCATCTGGTTCTGTTGATTTCCGCGGACTCATTGACATGATGGCGCTTACCGCCACCACCGCCCAGGGTTGGAATCCTGGTGGTGCGGGTGTTGTGGGGCAGCAATCAGCCGCGTATGTGTCAGGTACTGTTGACCATAGTGTTGCTCAAACAGTCACTATCGATATGCGCTACAACACCGCGGGGGCTGGTTCACAAACTATAACCGCTCGCCCATTCAAGCTTCTGTTAGTTCCCTAAGGAGTGTCTATGAAACTTGGTATCAATATCCACACCCGTCAACGCGGTCGCGATGACAAATACGCCCAAATGGGTCCACAGCGATGCGTGGACCTTGCTAAAAGTCTGGGGTTTACTTCGATCCGCGTCGCATGTGGACACAGCGCCACCCGTGTGGAGTCCCCCACGCAAATTGATCGCCTGGTTGTGATGATGAACGCCGCTAAAGCTGCAGGTCTGAGTGTTCAGATTGTTTTCCTGCTGCCTTACACATCTAACCGGACAGACGGCGGTGCTTTCCCCGATACCCCTGCGGGTCGTTATCAGCAAGGTCGTCAGCTTGTTACCGAAGTCTTGCTGGCACTACCCTACATGCCCGAGGCTATCGAGATCGAAAATGAGGTAACCAATGCGGGTGGCATGCTGTACACCGAAGGGCAAACCCTTGCTGAGTACAACACGGCTGCATTTAATGGATACGCTGATTTGATGCTTGGCGAGTATGATGCAATTCGTTTGATCGCTCCGAAAACAAAAATCATCGTCGGCACGATGAACCGCAACTATGCGTTCATCCCATGGATTATGCAAAAGGGTATTAATCCTGATATTGTTGGGTATCACTTGTACGAGCGTTTGGGTGCTGATCTTACTCGCTGGCAGCAGCGCGCTGATGAGCCGCCCGGTGCGATTTTCCCTAACCTCTTGGACGCTCTGCGCTCTTACGGTAAGCCAATTACAATCAATGAGTTTAATGGATACCAAGAGCCAAATAATCCGGCTCAGGTAGGTGCTACGGGCCTGAAAACTTTGCAGGATATTCTGGCAATGCCTGCTGCGAATGTTCCGGTTGAGAGCGCATATTGCTATGAGTTGTTCGAGAGTGACAATTCACGTCACGGCATTTACAACATCTACAATAACGGGTTCGAAGCACGCAAAGAGTGGGCTGGCATGCTCGAATTGATCCGCACGACGAAACAGGACTAAGTCATGGCGTTCCTCTCACCAACACCAAAACTGTATTTCACTGACAACAATGGGAACCCGTTGGTGGGGGGTAAGCTATGGACATACGAATCAGGTACTACTACACCAACTCCAACATGGCAAGATTTTGAAGGAAACACTCTCAACACGAATCCTATCATTTTGGATTCTCGGGGGGAGCGTCTTTGTTTTCTAGATACCACTCAGATTTACACTTTCTATCTGACCGACGAGAATGATGTTCCTATCTGGAACTCTCCGGTTGATGGTATCAATGGTAATTCTGCGACAAGTAATAATGTCCTTCAGAATATCCCCACATCGGAATGGGCGGCAATCAAGAACGGTACATCCACCTATGATTGCACTACTGGTATCCAAACAACCATTGACAATCTAAACGCGTTGTACAACGGTGGTACTTATGGTGGTGGTGCCGGCACTTGCTATGCTCCTGGTGGTCGATACCAGTACACTGGTATCGTTCGGAAGAAGGGGGTACACCTAGAAGGCGATGGGGAGGCAAATACACTGTTCGCCTTGATGGGTGCATCTTCTACTGGGATGAAGACTCCCGCTGCCGATACTATGGACCCAGCGGACGTAGTGTCGAATGTCAACACTAGAGGCATTGGGTTTATCTCAGGGGAATCTGCACCAGTAGCACAAATTCAGTGGAACATGATTGGTTTCACGTACTGCAATTTCTACGATTGCGGCATCGAGTGGTTTGGTGGATGCCAGGGTGCTACGATGTTGAACGCCACTCTTGCTGGATCTGGCGGTCCTGCAAATTGGTACAACAATTTCTACAACATTAACTGGACAAGACTAGCTACTCGGCCTGCTGGTGGCATTGCTGCTCAACTTGGCGACACCGATATCACCAAGGAACAAATTACTACTTACAATTTCCGCGGCGGTCGTGTATCTGGTGCTGGTTCTGGTTCTGGATTCTTAATTCGTGGTACAGGTAATGTAATCGACGGTGTTGTATTCGAGGCGCTCACTACCGCCTTAACTTTTGGATCTTCCGGTACCCGTGGCTCTACGGGTAATTTGGCGGTTGGTTGTTACTATGAGGGTAATACCACCAACAATTACCTATACTCGAATGCTGAAAATACATCACTCATGCCGGGGTTTGTTACCGGCGGAGTCGATGTCGACAATAGCGTCAGTACCTTCTACGTTCAACCTAACTACTACAAAGCTTACATTCCCAACTCGG